AAAATGTCTGGAGCTGTAGCTGCTCATGCTTCGTATAACGGAAGTGGGACCCAGGGTCTTGCTGTTACCAATAAAATCACCGCCAGTGACAGTGATGTAATGTCCGTATTCTGGAATAAGAACGACACAACAAAGCAGCTTCTATACGGTTCGTCTGTTATGGAGATCCCTACTAGCGGCGTGTCGGGTACTACTAGCTGGGGAGGAAATCAGATTTTCACCGTTAATAATGATATTGATGCACTAGGCGATCTCTATTTAGAAGTCGGTGTTAAAACCGAAGCCATGCCCAGTGGTCCCGGTAAAATGGGGCAGGTCTGGGACACATCCGGGACAACCCCCTACTTCGCTAGCCGGGCTGATAGCGTGAGATTTAATAACTTTGGTTTAGCACAAATCGTAGACCGTGTGGAGTTTCAGATTGGTACCCAAATTTGGCAGACTCTTGAACATGACGATATTCTTGCTTGCAATTGCACCGAGTTGGGGGAGGGCGCGTTTAAGAAATTTGGCAAGGCTGCCAATGGATTTTACCAGAGCATCGGCGCCGACGTCTCGCCGATTAAGGGGGCGATGGAGTGGGCGCCCGACGACAGGTACGTCACCCATACTCGCAAACCCAATAAGTTTAATGTAGATGGAAACGATGCCGGAGTCATCGCCCCAGGCGCGTTACAAGCCTCCGCCTCCGCCTCTTTATGCCTTGGGCGGCCTCTGAGTTCCGAGCGACTCGGTGGTGAGACATCAAGCAGGGCTTCCCATATTATATCCAGTGGGGCAAAGCTTACGTCGCCCGGCGAGGTAAGAAGTATGTACCTTCGTCTACCTTTACTCACTAAGACTATGGCCCCAGAACTCCAGGGGTTCACCGAGAATTGCGAGGGTGGTTATCTTATGGCGGCGGCCCCGCATCAGTCTGTTAAGATTAAGGTTTACTTCACGGACGATTTGTCGAAGGTATTCTCGAGTACCCACGATTCGGTTGTACCCACAACTCAGCAGGTTTCTATTCAGCCAGGTAAGTTATATGGTCGCTGCATGATTATGTGCAACGAGGAGCGCGAGACTATGAAAACTCAGCCATCTGGTATTCCTAAGCGTCTCAAGATGACCCAGAACGTAAACAAGAGCAACTCGTCTGGTCTAGAGCAGAACTATAGCCTCGATCTTGACCATTTCTCTCTATATGCTTCTCATTTTATTATAACAGTAACAGGTGATCCTGGGTGTGGTTTAGATACTGTAGAGCTCAAGCTCAATTCTGCGTCCTTCGCGGGGACAATTGACGCTCAGCTTCTAGACGGAAACACTGCCTCAACAATGGGTCTAGTATCGAATTCTCTAGATAACCCAGTTGACAATAACGTAAGAGATGTGGATCAGTCTAATAAGGCTCTCTATGTTCTCCCACTTGCGTCTAAGGCTTATGGTGGTTCGGCTGTACCCCTTAATCGTTTCGATAACATCAGACTTGTATTGAACTTCTCCAAGGATGCGGTTGTACGCACGGTTAACATAACATGTGTTGGTGAGACAACCTCCCTGTTCAAGGGGGGTGCCGCGTCGCTCGCCATGTACTAAATTAGATACATTTAATAAACGCCCAGTCTAGTTCTTTACATATAAGCGTCCATATCTTTTCCTGTTCAAATAATTTCTCCCTACTTTTAAGAAGAGGGAAATAAATCAAATATTCTCTTTTATCTAATAGCTCAAAAAATTTATATAACGTGTAAGAATAGCTTAAAAAATTTTTTCTTTCCTTCGGGCAGTGTTTTGCGAAAGGATCTTGTATTTTGTTAAACATATCAAGTAATTTGTCTTGTAATTCCTGTGAAATAATCAACTGTTTATTTCCCGTTATTCGATGAATTATATTAGGGATATGTTCATAATACTTGTTTAATTTTAATTTTTTAAGAAATTCTTTTATTTTATAATACGTTATTGAATTTTTATCGGTTAATCGTTCTTTTTTGATTTCTGCTATAATTAAACATATAACATCCTCTGGTATATGAGTACCCTCCCTTCCTTGTATCTGTGTTATCCATTCTTTGAAATGATTAGTTCTCTTGTAACTATAAGGCTTTACAAATTCATGAGTTTCAGAGACATTCCATTCAGGTGTTGAAGATACTGAATTTACATCTGTTAGACCACAATCGTAACATATATTTACTCCGGAAGCCGTGTCTTGGAATGTATTACTTCCGCAGTTTTTACATATAAATTGATATGAGTATTCTATATGATTATTTTCTTTAGGGAAACATTTTTTCATATACATTTTATAATTATTCTCGTGTTTTTTTTCTAGATCAACCGTCACATATTTAAAAATTCCGTCGTCTTTTTTGTCGCCACCTTCTGTAAATTCAAGACAGTCTATGTTTTTAACAAATTCTATTGAATTAAATAAATAGTCTGTTAAATGTTCACAAGATTTCACCGCTCTTATTTTTTCGGTTAGATCACGGATCTTATCGTTTAATTCTGATATATTATTAATGTTATTATTCGGTGCGTTAGAATCTCTCATTTTGGTAAGTAAAGATAGTTCTTTATTGTATTTAGATAAATTATTATATTCATTATCTAATTCTTGTATAGTTTCTTCGTGTTTAGCGGATATAGACATTCTAGAGTCGCTATGTGCGTTTTTTTTAGAAAGTCTAAACGCAACCATAATATATATTAACATAAATGAATTATTCTTTTAAACAATTTAAAAATATAAAACAGTTATTTTATATTAAATGTTAATTAAATTTAATTCACTTCTAACATGTAAAAAACTTAAAGTATTATGTAAGATAAATGGAATTAAATTTGTAAGTAAGTGTAATAAATATCAAATTATAAATAAATTAAACAGTCATAAAACTGCTACATACATCCAGAGGAGATTTAGAAAAGGCTTAATGAAAAACGATTCATGCCCAATTTCCCATGAAAAGATTGCCTATCCGTTTATATCAATTAAGTTAGGGACATTCTTTTTTTATTATGATTTTGTAACATTTATAAAATACTTAAATAAATGTAGAGATTTTCGAGATCCATGTACTCGCGCAAATATAACAGATAAAAAATTAAATGAAATAAATGAACTAATATTATACTATCATGGTCAGAATACTAGAAAAACTATAATATCTCCAACTATGCTAAAAAATATAGAATTAAGTATAATAACATTCTGTGTATACGACATAGTAACAGAATTGAATAACATGGTAGATTTAAATATGAATGAGTTATATAGTAATATTCTTCCAAGAATTATTTATTACATTCGGTTTTTACTAAAAAAACATAGTAGAACAGATTGTAATATGATTATATCTTCGTGTATCAATGGCATCAAGAATAATAATAACAATACACGCATTATAATAAACTACTTAAAAAATTTTATAAGTGTATAATATTGCAAAAAAATACACATATAAAGGGAGTATGATATAAAGAGATATAAACGATGTGCAATATATGCAACCCAAAAGACAAATACGATGGGTGTATATGTCATCCAATGTTTAAAACATTTTCCGACGAATACGATGAATTACATAGTGTAGATCAATGTGGGACGATTAATATTATTAAGTGCTGGACTATATCTACAATGACTATATGTTGTAGTTTTAATTCTGTAATAAATTTACAATTATACAGGGATTTTTATCTAAACCACCCCGAGAAAAAAATATTTTACAATTGTATTAATTCATATATGACAGTAAAATATCAAAATAAAAAAAAAATATCTATAAAAATTTTTAAAAATGGGAATATTCAGTTCGCGGGGGTATTAAATGTTATGTCAGCGGCCTACGCAGCGAGAAAGTTAATGAGGAGATTAAAATACATTTCAGCGTTTTTAATACCAGAGGAGGCCTCGATAACAAAACTTAGAATATGCATGATTAATTCAGACTTTAAAATATCAAAAAATATAAAACAAAAAATATTATGTTCTTATTTGGATTCCAATCCAGGAGGTTATATAAAAAGATATTCTTATAATCCAAGCAAATATCCAGGTATAAATTTAAAAGTGGAAGACGAGAATTCGGGTTCTAAATTGACGGCTGCTATTTTTAGACCGGGTAGTATTATATTAACTGGTGGCAATGATATAAAATTATACAGGGAGGCATTTACATTTTTACTTCAAATACTGGAAAATAATAATGACATCTTATATTAACAAATTATATTATGTTAACTATGTCACAAATAAATAATATAATAGATGTTTCTATAAAAAATGATAAGAATACTAAAGGAATTTATACAATGATTAATCAGTTTTTTGATACAAATAATATTTTTGAAAAGGAAAGTATAATACTAACACTTATATACCTGAAAAGATATAAAAAAAATACTAACAATATTAATAAAAATAATATAAAAGATTTAATAGAAACATGTTTAATTTTATCTAATAAGTTTATATGTGACTTTCAAATTTCAGGTTCTGGACCTCTTGAAAATCATGTTTTAGATAAAATTAACTGGAATTTATACGTATGTAATGACGAATATGAAAATGTAAAAAAACTTACTATGTTAAATTCTGAATGTATTCTAAGTTATTAATCTTGGTCCTGTAGGTCAGGCACATCCTCTGTTATATCCTCTGTTATATCCTCTAGATCCGGGAGTTTATCGTTTTCTTTATCTAAAAACATTTTTTCAGCATGTCCAGTACCAACTGGGGTTCCCCAGTTAGAATCTTTATCTTCCTCCGTGTTTTTATTTTTTAACATTTGCATAGTATGATTCACTGTATCCATGTATTTTTTGGTTTCTCCAACCATTGTGTCTAACGTATTATTTTTCTTACTAACTTCGACGATATCGTCGTTTAGTGTCTTTAATTTTTTATAAACCATGTACATAAAATATGACCCAACAATAACTATACATATAATAATTGCTATATATATAATCGACATATTAATGGCGGGCTTAACTGCATCGGTTGCAATTTGAGGTACTTCTTTCGGCATTTTAATACTATTACAACAATATAATTGTATAATATTAACGTAAATTAAATTTATTCGGGGTCTTCTTCATTATTATCGTCGCTTACGACGTCAATACCTTTAAAGAACATGGTTCTTTTTAAGATAATTCCAGAACCCCTGGGATATTCTTTGCTCCCCTGTTGAAGAACTTTAATTCCATTGTTAGTGAAAATACCTCCATAATAATCCTTGGTAAACTGCTCTTTTGCCAGATTATTTTCTCTAATGTGTTCATTAAATTCCTGACAGAATACCTTTGCCGGGACATAGAATTTATCTCCGTATGTAATCTTACCAGACTTGAGAAAATTCTGAAGAGCGTTAGTTGTCTGTTCCATATCTTCCTTGTTTTCATGGAAATATCTTGGTAGGATATCCCAAATTCCTTTGGCACCGTGTTCTCGAACAGCCGAATAATATGCAGAAATGCACAATTTCATAATAGCCGGCATCTCTTTGGCCAGCTTTTTATCAATTGCCGTGTCTGTTTTTACAACCTTTTTCCAGAAATTAACTACAACCGTTCTTCTAGATACACTTTCTGAATTGTTTTTATACCTCATAATCTTATTTCCTCCCATTGTCATATGAAGGGTCCAATCGATTGTTTCATCATTTTTATACTTCTCCGAATAAGTATTTCTACCGCCCTCTACCAGAAGCTGCCAATCTGTTTGTTCCATTTTGAAATTTTCAGAAATCTCAGGTGCTAGAACCATAAATTTATTTACGTGTGGTTTAATACCGAACTTGGTATCGATATTATTAGAAATAATACCTACATCCTCCTCGTCATACCACTTCTGAAGAATTTTCATAAGAACGGTACTTTTCCCAGTCCCCGCCTGTCCGAGCAGATACAATAGACACTGCCAATTATCCTGATCCCCTATCTTAAAACACTTCCTGCCCATAAATACGCATAGCCATTTCTGAACATCCTCTGGGAGTTCCTGATAATCTAGTAGACTTTTAAATGTCGGGCAATATTCAATGATTTTAAACCAGTCGTCCAGGTGTTCATAATTATTAAACACTTGATCGTGATATTTAGCGGCAACTGAAAAATTGGTTATATATGGGTGTTTTTCTCCATATGGCACAAATACATCTGTATAATAAGGAGTATCCCCGTCATCCGCTGTATTATACTTTGTGATATAATTACCATTCTTAAATGCAAACAAGTGGCGATCCTTCTTTAGTTCTGGAAGTTCTGGTCCCATAAACTCACTGAAGTATTTTTCAGCAGAATTAATATTACCGGCGTTAGATGTTGCATTTTTCCACTGATTAAAATTCAACTTATGATCACTTCTCTGGTATAGATACTCTTTAAGGGTACAGTGTTTCTTCCATGCATGAGTGTTATTGCCATTCTTTAGAAAAGGTCTATATAGATTTCCTCCGAATTTTGAAAACCCGTCCTCTGAAAACTGTTCAATCATATACAAAAGAAGACATTGATATGGAGTTTTTTTAGATTCATCTGTAAATCTACTATATTTAGAAATAATATCAGGGTCTTCGTTACACAACGAATCGTGATTAGGGTCTGTAGTCTTGTGTAGTAAATATACATCGCGGATTAACCTCTCGCCGTAAAATATAACTTCGTATATTGTATTCCATCTCACTGCATAATCTTCATATTCCGGGATAAGTCTTTTAAATTTTGTATGAACTAGTGTTGTTTCGTAAATAGCTTTTTGTAATTCAAGCTTAAGAATACCGATATCTATGTTTTCTAGACTGTTAAGATTTAGAGAGTCATAACATCCACTGATTATATCTCCCATATTTGTAGACTTAATGGTCCATTTGTTGTTTAATGCTTCAAAGTAATTCAAGATGTCATCTTTATCTGCATTTTTAATTTTATCCTTGACGTCATTATTCCAGACGCGATTTGTTTCAAATATAGACATCGGTTATTATAACCTTATATAATATATTTTTTTAAGTAAATTTTTCATTAAATATATTACTTGATAATTATACACGTTAAAACCCGTGAAAAATAAATATTTATATATATAATAATGAAGACAGGGCTTCTTTTAAAAGCAAACGGCGAAATATCTGAATTTAAATTTAAAACCGTTAAAGATTCATTTAAACTAGAATGGTTTCAATTGTATAATTATTATAATACATATGACAATTATATAATATTATATAACAAAGATCTAAATATAGATGCAAATGTGAGCGTACTCCCGTTTACTCAAGATAAATTTTACGGGGACATTTTACTTATTAAAATAGATGAAAATTCGTTCGTTGTTAACTTTACAATAGAATCTTATATGAAAATTATTTTAAAAATAAATATAGAAGAAAACGAGCTGTATTATAGTTCAGACCCGGATGAATTGATAGAAGACTCTGCTTTATTTCGCTTTTAGAGTTTTTACATTAGTAACTTCTCGTCCCTCTACATATACATAATTATGTAGATATTTAGCTTTATCGTCAACCGACATATCTTTTACTTTATCTTGTTCTTCTGAGAAGAATTTATACATTCTATCATAAACGTCGGCTTTTGAGATAGTCTTAGTACTCTTAGACTCCTTCATTTCATAAGACGCATTATCGGTATTACACATATCTAGCCTATTTGAATCCATGAAGTTAAGTACATCTTCCTTTTTAGTAAGCTTAATCTTAGTAAGCTCCTTTATTTTATCCTGATATGGCTTTATTTTACTTTTAAGGTCATGAATTTGTTTTTCTATATTGCTAAATTCTGTAACGTCATTTTTAAAAAATTGAATCTCCTCGTCGGTTACCGCCAGCATTAAAATTATTAAACTTTTATATCCTATTCTCTTAAATTGTTTATTTTTTCAGATCCCGACTTATTAAATGAAGTTGAAATATTACTACCAGAAAAAGAAGCAATAACATTATACAATAAATTTTAATAGGGAGTATTACAACATCGAGTGTTTTTTTAAGCTCTTCTCGGGTATCTTTATCTAAAATAGATGATATCATTTATAAACTGTTAATATAATATTTTTAATCACTGAACGCCTCGTCGTCGTAATTATTATCGTCTTCGCATGAGTCATAAAGTTCTACATCAAATGTAGTATCTTTCACAGATTCGGTTTCAGAATCATTGCTTTCTTCACCCGATTTATATTGTCCCGTGTAAAAATTTGTAGATTCCGCAGTTTCTTCAGTTGCAAATTTCCTTAATCCTGTTGCAATTTTAGATGTATATAATTCTCTATGTTTTTGAATATTATCCGGTGGAAACTTTAGGCGATTTATAAGTTCATCTAAAGTTTCTGTTTGTTCGAAGAATGGTTTATAATTTAATTTTCGTAGGTTGTAATTTATCATTTCATAATATTTACTCTTATTTAGAATAGGACTAATAGAAGAAATAATGCATAAATGTATATTCCATGTTATATTTTTACGATAAGCTTCGTCTGATGTATCTTTGTTTAGAATAATCTCTGGCTTAAATCGGATTATTACATTTTTTTTACAATAAACATCTGTAGATACAATTTCTTTATTATAAAAATCGCATTTCTTTTTCTTTTTACCATCTATGGGTAATATATTGCATTTAGTAATACGGACTTTTTGAAATTTTCCGCGGGTTTTTTCTATCATTAGATATGAAAATCCCATTAAATTGCAATTGCAATCCATTATTATTATAATCAAATATATCTTTATGTAATTATAATAATAAGGTAATTGTGTATTTATGTCTATAATGAGAGAGAGAGATTAGTAGATAGAAATGCAACAATAAAAACTATAAGACTGCTAGTAATTGGAACCTGATTATGGTGAACAAGCATGTGAATTAATTGCGAATAATACGGCAGGTTTGCTGCGCCACTGGGGGGAGAAATTTGATCCTCCGTCGCGAATGGCATGACAATAAAAGAAAGTGTTACGTTCAATAGGGCCCCAATTATTGCGGCTGCCAAGGATATTTTAATAAACTCGGGTTTAGTTGAGAACATGTTTATATTAAGTAATATATTTAAAGTTTAAAAAAATAGATATTTAAATGAAAGGGAGAAAATACCCAGAAAACAATGAATTAAAGAAAAAACTAACTGTTACTCCATTTATGCCAGGCTCCCCTGTACCGATAAAATATGCACTCTACAAAATAGAGAATAATTTTATTTATACACCCAAGCATTTCTCGTCCGGGGGTACACTTATTGAAAATGATGTTAATTATTGCGATATTAAAATAAACGGGAAGCCCAGGTCTTATCAGGTTGACGCAATAGAGACTATACACAAAGAACTCACTATAAACGATTCGTGTTTGGCGTGTTTATATACAGGGTGGGGGAAAACATTCGCAGCACTTTATATAGCTTCTCTAATTGGTGTAAAAACACTTATTTTAGTTAACAAAGAAACCCTTCTAGAACAATGGAAAGAACAAATAATAAAATTTCTAGGAATAACCCCCGGTATAATACAAGGGAAAACATTTAATACATTACCGGACATATGTATCGGAATGATTCAAAGTATATCGATGAAAGAATACCCACGTGATGCATTCGATAATTTTTCGTTTTCGATTTATGATGAAACTCATCATTACTGTTCTAAAGTATTTTCAAACGTATTCTATAAGATAGGTTCAAAATACAATTTAGGACTAACTGCAACAATTAAGAGAGCTGATAAACTTGAACATACGTTAAATTGGTTTTTGGGAGACATTGCTGTAAATATTGAACTACTTATCATAGAACCTAAGATAGATATCTATAAATTCTACGAGTACCCGGAAAACACTATTAAATACTTACCGAATGGAAAAGTTAATAGTGCGGCGAGCATAACTAATGTAACAGAAAATAATGACCGCGATATTTTTATATTAAGCTTGATAAGGGAATGTGTTTCAAACGATAGAAAGATACTTGTATTATCTGATAGGAAAGCTCACTGCAATAAACTTATGAATGTATTAAATAGTGAAAATTACTCTGTCGGACTTTATTATGGCGGAATGAAAAAAGAGCAGTTACAACTGTCAAATACTCGTAAAATTATAATAGCAACTTATCAAATGGCGTCAGAGGGTTATGATAATCCTGATCTTGATACATTACTCCTTGCATCTCCAAAATGTAATATTGAACAGGCTATTGGGAGAATACTTAGAAAAAAAAATAAAAACACTCCTCTCGTCATAGACATAAATGATAGTATTAGTATATTCAATAATTGGAATAAAAAAAGACTATCATTTTATAAATTAAAAAAATTCATTGTAAAATCTAACGTTTGTGAAGAAGAAACAAGTGTATTAAAGGACAATTATTTACTTCGCGATATTTAAATTTAATTCATGTTTGGGACATCATCTTTAAAAAGTGGTTCAATATACCGAGTGTTAACATTGCGCCCAGAATATCTCGCAGAATTTTGTCCAAAAGGCCTTAAGAAATCGTTCCCAGATGCTAATGTAGTGCTAGCGATTAATTCGCTTATCTGTTCTGAATGACCTGTGTTATTTTCTCCGAGCACCTTATTTGAACGAGCTCTCTTTGAAATTCTTTGAGCAGTTTTATTTTCTAACTCAGTTTGCATCTCGTGTTCTAATTCCTCTTCGGCTGCAGTGTCTATAAGTACGCCCCCGGCGGACATTCTGGGTTCAGCCGAGATTGTATTACCAATAACTGGGGGTTTGATAGGAGCTCCCATAGGTGCCTGACCTAAAACCGCTCCGGGGGCTTTCATCCCGAAAAAGCCTCCAAGTTCTGTAGCAGACTGCCCTCCTGGCCCCATTGCGGTAGACCTTTCTTTCATGTAACTATTCCTGTGACTCTTCTTAAACATATACTCCCGGTGTTCGGCGGCGCCATGTTCTCTTCTAGATATATTCATAACTTTCTCCGGTGCTAGTTTCCTACTACTGTACTTCGAGTTCTTCTTAAACATCAGCCAGTAAACACCTCCAAGCGCTAGGATGAACAGAAACACCCCGATCCCGATCCCGATGTAATTGAATCCTTTTTGCCCAATAGTACTACCATCAGCCGTGGGTGTCTTTAACATATTACTCATCACCGCCTGCCTCGCCGCCATCTTCGCAGCCGAACCCGCTGCCACTTTCGCAGCCGAACCCGCCGCTAGCTTAGCCGCACCGCCTGCCGCGAGCTTAGCCGCTGCCATTTTCGCAGCCCCTATTGCAACTGGTGCCACAAATACCACCATTTTTTGTTATAATTAATTATAGCATAATATATTTTTTTAAAATTAAATCTAATATATCATTTCAGCATTTTTAAGCATTTTCATTTCCATGGTGTATTCTTTTATTTTCATATAAGTGTGAACTCCTAAAAGAAAAACTAATAGAACAACAGCCCTACAATTACCAGAGCTTACGAATGATTGTATTCTTTTCATCTTATTGTATATTATATACAATTTAATTTAATTTATTTAATTAAATTAATTACTTTGCTGCCATGCATAAATGTAATTAGTATGGGTAATGCATATGTAAATGCATTAACAGGGTTAATTTTACCCAATAATAAATAATAAACAATAGTCACCATAAGACCAGAGAAGCCATCTGCTAGAAATGATTGTATTCTAGGCATAACCTGATAATAATATTTATCTAGATGAGGAAAAATTCCAGAATATCTCATTGGAATTCCAACTAACGCACTAATAGAAAATATAACTGCCATATTATATGCGTTAAAAGATGGAACGTCGGAATAAACTCCGTAAATAATAACAAATGTTAAAGCTCCTACAAAACCCGCTATGAGAGCTGCAGCCAATGGTGTATGCTGATTAAAATATTCCCTGATTTCGGTTGCGCCACCTAAATTAGGTGGTAATAAATTCAATGCTAGATCAAATGCCGCGGTTATTATAAATGAGAAAACAACCCCGTGTAACAACTTATAATTCATTTAAATATAATTTAATAATATACAATATATTTAAATGAAAAGTTTTATAGAAGATGTTTTAAAATTAAGACAAAACGAGTATTATTCTAAATTGATAAATATACTAGTTTTAAATGGACTCTTAGATATAGTTGAAGACGAATTTGAGGATGGAAAGATAGACTATTTACCACTCATACTCAATGTGATGACATTTTTACACAATAATAAAAAATTAATGAATAATTTTACATCAGGAACGCTGGAAAAAATAATAATCCTGAGCGTATACGAGATATTGACTAAAAAATTTAATACTCAATTAGACGAAAAACAATTAAATCTCGCTATTCAACTCCTTAAAAATACACAATTGTACAAAACAATGTATAAAAGAGTCAAAGACCTGGCATTAATATTGTATTATAAACTAAAATCTTTAAATTGCTATAAAGAACCTGTTATTATTTTGGAGCCAAACAGTATTTAAGAACCCCGAGATTTGCAACATTATACAAAACAGTTAATGGATAGTTAGATTTTAAGTAAATTTCAACTGTTCCACACAAATTTGTAGATTTTGTAAATAATTGAATATATTTGATATTAAAAATACCCGAGTGTTCATTTACATTATTGGGTATTTTATCGTTAGTTTCGTTTATTGTAATGCTCTGCTCTGCAAAATCTCCCTTAGCCGTCATCGTCATATTATTTGAACTGGACTTTATTTCTATTTCTGTTGAAATGTTTGATAAATCTGATATATAAGTCTGAAAATCTGTAGATGGCATTGTTATATAAGAATCAAAATGAATATCTGGAATGCTGTATATTTTTTCATCCATGTCTAATAACTTTATCTTACTCCTGATTATGGCCCTCTTATCGCTATTTTGAGATGTTAGTACCATATTATTTGTATCATTTTGAAAAATTGTAAATGAGATAGTATCTGTGTTCTTAATACCTTTCAAAATTTTAAACACAGAGGCTAAATTTAATCCTATATTTATAGAATCCGTGCATATATATTCTTCAAATTTTTCTGAATGTAAGAATAGATTAACTATTGCAGTAGTTGTACCGTCTACTGCGGTCAATTTAATACCAGTTGAATCTGCTTTAAAATTTACGTCTGATAGAATATTTTTTAAAGACTCGAATAATACTCGAATCGCGTTAGTCTGGACAGTCTTAAAGTTGAATATAATAGCAGGTTGACTAGTTGCATCCATTATAATTAATCTGCTATTATATGTTTATATTGATTTTTTAATGTTTATAGCGTGGGGTTTACTTTAAGATTTCATGTTCATCCCTTGGGTCTACAGCGGCATGTCTTTTCCATACTAGTGATTCGCACGGAAGATTTTTTGTAATTAGTTTTCGGACATTAAGGGGTGTTTTATTTGAAATCATTTTAAATGTACCCTCCTCAAAGTTAAACTCCTTAAATTTAGGGTGGGTTTTTAGTGCATCCGTTAATTTAACAGGTTCTTCCCTGTCTGAATAGAAATTACATAGAGGGCCGAGAAATGGTCTAACGTAATCTGTTACATCTATATCATTCATAAACATAATATCTGGATAGTAAGGAAACGTCTCAGGTTCTACATTAAAACTGTAAATAGGGAATTGAATATCTAATGTACGTGTTACATATTGCATGAATTTACCGTTAAACATATATTTGATTAGAATATTATCGATTTTTTTAATTTCATCCATATCTTCAATGTCTTCGTCTGTAGTTTCTCCCAGTACTTCTTCGGTTCCGTCTTCGTAGTTAATAACGTAACACAATAATATATATTCATCATCTACCCTAGGTGCACTATATTCCATGGTTTTAGGTGAAGAAGTTTGGTATTCCGTAATAGCCTTAACAGTTTTAGTCGTTAACAGAGATAAAATCCATAGTGTAGAAAGTCCGAATAGAAACCACATTTGATAATATATATAAAGGTTCTTTAAATTTATTTATAAATGTCAGAAACAATTAATAAGAAACCGAGTAAATCTAAGAAAAATGTATTAAAAGATTTACCCCCGTTAGTTGAATCTGCCCCTAAAAAACGTGGAAGAAAGAAAAAATGGGAAACTACCCCATTTAAAAATAATTACATAGAAGATAATGAAGAGAAACAGGTAGACACATCAGGTGAAAAAATTAATAACACGCAATACAAAACCAATAATCTTAAATTTGGGAACATGTTTATAGAGGTTCACGATAAAGAGGTTGTAGATAAGTCTATATGCGATTTTTTTATTACTAATAAAAATACAGAGTGTGAAATAACTATATCAAGCGACGAAGAAGATTCATGTTATTATAAAGAGGATATGTCCAAAAAAGTAACTCTTTATAATACTAATAAAATAAAAGATGTGAAAAAAGACTTAAAATGTTATAATTGTCATCACTGTTTTGAATGGAAACCATTTTATTTACCTATAGATTATTGTGAAAAACTTAAAAGATATAAATTGTTTGGCAATTTTTGTTCTCCTAATTGCGTTAAATCATATTCCTTAAACGATAAGATTTTTCAACACAAATCTTATATTATAGGTCAATTTTATAGAAAATTAATGGGTTATGATTTTCAGATAAGGGCTGCTCCTAGTATTTTAAATTTAAAGGATTATGGCGGGGCTTTAACTATAGAGGAATTTAGAAAATCGTTCTATAATAATAGTAGATATACGTTAACTAATCTTAGTTCTAAGATAGTTTATTTTTAATTAAATAGTTTAAATGCAATAATTGCCATAATCACTAATAAAATTAATAAATAATCTTCTAGTTTATCTAACCTCTTCATTATAATATCGTATCTAGCCTTGTTAATATTACTACCAATTTTTTCACTCTGTGTAGTGTCAACAGGTATATTCATAGGTATCGGGGTCGACAAATCCATCGGCGATGGGGGCGGGGGCAGAGAGCTAAGTGGCGGCAAATTCGTTTCATTTTCAATTTCATTTTCAATTTCGTTATTTTCGCGGCCGGTGTAATAATTACTAAATCTCATACTTGCATTACTCGATATATCCGACAATGCTGCCAACATTGATAAATCCTGGGCCTCCGTGATAACTTCCTCTGGAATATAAGGATTTTTTCTAGAAACATTATTTACAGATTTTGAATAATATAATACCATTGTTATTTAAAATAAATATATATTTTTATTTTAAAATTAATGTAATGTAATTTAATGAATGTAATGTAACGAATTTAGTTTAATTTAATTTTTTTTAATGCAGCACTTCTGCAACTTCTTTTCATTAGGCGCAGCTCCTCTCATACCCTTCTCGTCACCGCACCACCCGCCGCCACCGCATGTAACATGGCAACTGCCAGTGCGGTCGGTAGGGCTATTCTGCGGCGCTAGGGTTGTACCCGCCGGGCAACTATCAAACCTACCAACAAGAATATGAGTGTCTTCATTTGGTTCCATAATTCTAGCCGAGATTCCAAATGTGTCCTCGATCATTGTCATCATAGCGTTTTTGGCGGACATGCGGGGCGACACGCCCTGAGAAGGTGGGCCAGGTGCCGCGAGGGGTGAAGTGGCTACGGGGTGGGTTTTTGCCTTATTTTTTTTCATCAGTAGGTATAATAAAACGCATATGGCCACGGCTCCCAAAATCTTTACGTTATCGTCTTTCATTTTATTTAATATAAATATATTTTTTTTTTTAATTTAAAATATATTTATAAATTTATCGCTCTTTTACCTTTTTGGTTTATAGTTACTTCTCTAGATGTCTCAACTGTTCCAACCGAAGATACATCATCTGTTTTCTGGAAAAAATTAGATAAATTTAGAGACGGTCCCGATATTTCCTTACTAGATACGTTCGAAACCTGAGGAGGTGGCGGGTTTGCCATGGCAGATGATATATTCTTCATTATCTCAGATGATTGTGTATCATTTAACCCCTTTGGCATCGCAGAACTGAACATCGTCTTAGTTACATGGAACATAAATGCCCCGCCAACTAGCGTTACCAACAACTGTAACTCTGGTGGGAGATCTGCACGACTTTTATACTTTTCGTGTAATTTAGCAAAAACCGTTTCATAATCATCGATATTATCCATCACAGATTCGGACCAGCCATCTAATTTAGCCCCCAATGGGTCAAATCTTTTATTGGCAAACTCTAATCCGGTTACCGCAGCCATTAACATCTTTTGCTGCATCTTAATACTCATTTCAACTTCTGCAGAAGACTCGTGTAAGTTAAGTTCAAATTTTAACTCTTCTAATTTAGACGACATTGAGTATTTCTTAGTAAGTTCGATACCTTTCTTCTCAAGTGATACTAATTTCATAAGAATTTGCTGTTTTTCCTGCTTAGAACCCTTTTTTTTAGAGCTACTTTCTTCACTACTCTGGGATGAAGTGTCAGAATATTCGTCTGATCCAGATTCTTGGGATCCTTCGCTACCACTATCACTGTCGTCGGAATCTTGGATTTTCTTATCTTTTGTTTTTGAGTTATTAACGAAATTCTGATAATCATCTGGGTTAAATTTAGATTTAGACTTAAGACTACTAACTTTATTATTTTTATTCTCAGACTGCTGAGCCTCTATTGTGCTCCCAGACGATACAGAATCAACATCACTGTCTCTATTCTTTACTATATCAATATCTGTTATTTTAAGCGATTTATCTAATTTTACAGTAGGTCTAGCTGAAGTAGTATCGGTTACGATCTTAATACTCGGAACGTTCGCACTCATGTTATAATTAACCTTTTTATTTTTTTTATTTTCAGGAGAACGTGAAAATAAAAAATTTATCGGCCCATTTATTTTATTATTTTTTATTATGTCGTCCATTACATTTATAATGTATTAATTTTACTTTTAAATCAAGCAGTATAAAACTAAAATTAATACATTATAAATGTAATGGATAATATAATATATGGAGCAGGAATTCTTTTTTATTGTAAATCTTTAGATAATACGCCTTATTTTTTTTTAGGTAAAGATAGAGATCAAAAATGGTCTAATTTCGGGGGAAGATCAGAGTTATCAGACAGATCAGATCCAGAGAATACCGCAGCAAGAGAAACATGGGAAGAATCTCTTGGAGTAGTGGGTGAAATACATGACATTAAACGACTAATTCGGGGAAGTCGTTGTATACTATCTACAACCCCATCTGGTCACAGGTATTATATGTATATAGTAAAAATTCCGTTTACAACTATGTACCGCACTAATTTTTGTAATACCAAAAAGTTTTTATCAAATATACAGGTCGATAAAAAGTTTTTAGAAATCCTAGATGTAAAACTTATGTCATTAGAAACTATACAATATTCTATAGACATTACAAATAAGAAAACATTTGTTAAATTAAGATCTATATTTGAACAAACTTTTATAAATAATTTTGAAGAAATATGTACAATAGTAAAAAATAAATAAATTACGGCATATTGTAAACACGTATCACAGGCTGAACTATCGAGTGAACTGGCGTATAATTAGTAATTTCCCTATTACTCGATATTAAAGGATTCTTATCCAACTGTTTACTGGGTATTATTTCGTCTATTCCTCTTAACCCATTTATAATTTTCTTCTTTTCGCTCTCAACATGGGACCTTATAATATTATTTTTAGGAATTACCTCATTATAATGTTTATTGGGCTCCTGAATAAACTTCGTCCCCATTGAATACCCCGGTATCCATCTTGTGTTTTCACTGTTTAAATGATCGTTTTTAATTTTCATTTGAACAGATGCCCCCGTTTTATCAATTTTAAACCCCCTATCCTTGTTTACCTGGTCTTTTATTAATTTTGTCTTAGGAAGAGTTCTTACCTTATCATGTACCTCATTATATGTTACAATTGTTTTCCCTACGTTTTTTCTGATTAAGTCTTTGTGTACATTAGCCTCACCATCTTGATATTCACCCCTAGAGTATTTAGTATCCCCCTGTTGCCATTCTGTAGGAATATAATCCGCCATTTATTATAATAATACATTTTTATTTGTTTTTATTATATTTAATCTAGAAATTTAGATGTTTGACTTATTAATTCACCATTAGGGTCTATATTTATATGTTTTGAACTAATATTATCCAAATCTTTATCGGTTAGTGACGTATTTATATCTGGTTTAATTTTCAGGTCTGTGTATCTGCTTATAGAATTGTTATTTTTCTTCCCATATCTCTCATTTATTTTTCCTCTATCTGTATCATCTATAGACACTAATTGTTTATTCTCATTCGATGTTGCGTTTCTAATTATAGCAATTGCCTGGTTAATATCTTTATTACTCTGACTTCTTTCTAACTCTCCGTAAGTTTTATCTTTTCCAAGAAAAAACCCAACCGTTTGTTCTCCGGCCGCGGATTTTACCTGCGGTCCAACCATTTTATAATCATTATTTTTAACGTCTGTAGATGTTATTCCTTTCAATGAGTTTACATCTAATGGGTGATATACGTTATACGGAAGCCCGGCATTAACAGTTTTATTATCAGGCCACTCTCTCTGAGACGACGCACCGTGCCAAGCATAAGGACGCTTGTTTCCGATTGAAGATAATTTTTCTAGATTCGTATCTATAAGTTTATCTCTTCCTGCGACCATCCCCTCATTTTTAAATTCTTTTTTGCCTTTTACCATGTTACCAACGGCGTCGTATATATTATTATTCCCCGTTTTTTCATCTACGAGTCTCGAGGCAACTTCGTCTGCGGATATTTCATTACTATCTAAATTTTCTCGTAGTTGTCTTTTATTGGTTTGGAACATCTTAGGAAGCATACGCATTTCTGGGTCGCTTAAATTTGGAGTTTTGTAAACATTAATGTATATTCCAATAAATGATAATAATAAAATAAATATTACTACTGGAAGCATTGTTATTTATAATTAAATATTTTAATTTGAATTAGAAATACAAATATTTAATTACACATTTTTACTTATTTCACTATTATATTTCTGCCCTACACGTTGGACACGTATTTGATCTTTCTGTGAGCCATTTTTTTATACACACCGAGCAATAAATATGCCCGCATTTAAGTTTAACATTGTCTTTTATGTTTTCAAAACATATAGAACAGTTTGTAATATCATTACATTTTTCTAATTTTTCGAAATTTTCTACAGTTATCTTGGGTTTTACATTGGACAATTGTATAGATTCATTAATTGCGTTAATAAGGGCTGTCTCTAAAAACATATAATTCTCCATGTCCTGATTTAAAGTAGAAACTAAGTCTTCTATATAAATATCATATTCTCTCCTTGAATATGTATCTTCATCTACTTCTACTTCTACGAGTGATATGTTATCCGTCTGATTGTTTCTTCTAATCTGAACCGCACCTACGCTAGATTGCATAAACATTGAAAGTTTTATAGATTATACAATATATAATATATATTAAATTAATCTAACCCATCCCCGCTTTACGCACACCTACACGGGCATTTCTATTTTGTAAAATAGATGGCAATGTTTCGCCCTCTCTTGTTGGTCTTTCTAATATTCTCATAGAACGCGATGGCTGTGAATATGAAGAGGAATTATGTCCTGAATTAGAACCAATTGGTTGCGCTGCCGAATATACAATATCGGGATCATCTACTGAACTATCTAGCATAGTATAAGTATTGGCGGATTTATTAGAAGCCATACCGGAAAACCTGTCAAGCATTCCTTCTAGTCTAGGTTCAAACCCCAATGTCCCCGATCTGTTATTAATTTCGCTATTTTTACCTACATCCCTAGGGTCAGTCGTAAAGGTTTTAGGAAGATATTCTGGACTTATCTTCGAGACTACTGGGTTAGGTCTGTTATCATTGATAGTTGCAGAATGCATATGTTCATAATCTATACCCCCGTAATCACCGTATGCATTTCCTATTACTGGAGTTCGAATTATAGGATTTAACGTATTATCGTCGCTTATGAATACCATTGAGTTTAATATTATAATATATTTTTTTATTGAAAATATATTATTTATACCGGGGAAATATTCTTATTTTGCATCGAGTTTAATTGTTTTACAGTCCCTGTCATTACCTGCTGTGCAAACTCATTTATATCACGGGGTTTTACTAGTTCTTTAGTTATCATTTTTGGCATTTTATTACCATCCATAAAATGTTTATTTTTTAGATCATCTGTGTCTAATTTAGGGTGATTTATTAAAAACGAATTTTTAGTATTTGTTTCATAATCATTTAATATATCTTCTCCATACTGTGTTAACCCCCCGGAATATTCATCTCTGCTAAACTGAGCTCCACTTTGGTCTATAATTCTCCCCTCAATTGCAGAGCTAGAATTTAGTGTTAAAAAATAAATACATATAGATAATATCAGAGAAAACACTCCTGCTCCTATTATAGTAGTAAGTTGATCTGGGTAACCTATTGATGCAATGATAGTAGCAACAATTATAAGTCTTGTTAACGAGTTATATTGAAAATTTTTATCCCCGTCACCTAAAGGATTAATAGAAAAGGAATTAAATAATGAACAATAATCACTTACCCAATATGATGTCATATTTAATGTATACTTAAGAATTTATTTTAGAAATAAACTCCACCGAAAAATTATCTCCATCTAAATTGGAAATTTCCTGTTTATAGTTTGAAGATAGTAAGCCACTAAACTTCTTGAATTCTTTAGGGTTATTAGCTATTGCTATTTCTCCTAGAACGAAAAGAGATTGAATATAATCCCAAATAGCGATCTTAGTTAAATCTGTGAATTGTTTCCAATTATCTTTTATTCCAATATCTCCAGCAAAATTACTCACGGACTCTTTAACGGTTTTATTATTTATAAAAAAATTCTCGTCTCTATTTTTTATTTGACTTTTATAGTCCATGCATGCAGACATCATTAAACTGACAGGAGTTGAAGGAGAAGTCATTTTTAGAATTAAAAATGCTTTTTTATAGCTTATTATTTTATTATTTGGGCATATATGAATAATTTTATTTATAAATTCCTCAAATAAAAAGTTAAATTTGTTAATACACGTAGACATATAACAATTATTACTATTATTATATAAAATGTCACTTTAAGTAAATTATAACTAATTTAAAATATTTATTAATATTAGTATTTTGCATGAATTCCCCTGTTAAAATAAATGGTATAAACATGTTTATAAATAAATACGATACCACGATTGATGTAATAAATCTAGATATTCTTAAGCGCAATTTCAAGTTAGATCAGGGAAACAGTGGGTTTTACAAACTTAGTTTATATAAAAAAGATGTTTATGGTTACTCAACGGTAAACAATAATTACAATAGACCGCCAGTTGGTCCCATGGATGATGGATTATATTGTTCATATTGCGAGAAATTCGGACCATTTAATCATACAGAAGAGTGCGAGATTCCGCAAAAAGAAAGTCTTTATTTGACATTAGAAGGTTTTGATACCTATATATTAAAAAATAACACATACAGCGGGGACTATTTATATATCAAAGAGGCATTTGAAAATAAAAAGGTAACTATTGATATTTTAAATGACATATTATCGTTACCGTCAGACATAGAAATAATAAATGGCTCAATTGACATCCAGAATAATAAAGATAAAATGACAACGATTTCATTCTTTGGGATATATAAAAAAAGGGGTCCAACTAAACTGGCGAAGAAAACGACAACGACACAATTTTTAAATAACCTCATAATTTTCCACGAAGAAGACAATCATAAAACATCATTGAGGGTAAGTAAAAATGGACTGATTAACTTAATAAACGTTAATTCAGACACGTCTGAAAGAGATATAGTCATAAACGAATTAATTGAACGAATCGAATCATCTGGGGCGGTGAATAGGTCTAACTTACGAGAAATAACCGGAGAAGATGAATATAAAATGATACCTAAATACTCATTTATTCATTCAGCTTCAGGTCAGTTTTCATTGAATAAGATAGTAAAAGGAGTATCTCAGGTTAATTTTGAAGAATTGGATAATTTTATTACACCATATGATACATCAGGTAAAATAATAGAAAATCCTCGAAACACCACTATACAATTAGCAAAAGATAAGACGACGCCCATTATTAATTTCAATGGGATTAAAATAATAGAGTGGGAATATTCAATGGGGAGAATGTCAAGACATGAGGTTATGTCTAAAGAGTACATTAAATTAATAACAATACCAAAAGATGGTCTAAAATTAACGGCGATAATTAATAAATTTGGCGCTGTTATGTTAAATATTTCTAGGTGTAGCACAAAACAGATAGATAACGGATTGTGCGGGAGGGGAAGTACAGATATAACAACTGATCTATTTGCACCATTAGAATATGTATTGAATAAACTATTTAACGACAATGAAGAACTTTTAGTTATGAAAACACTGTCTGGGGGGGAAAAACAGGCTGCAAATTATAATACGGTTTCTGGTTATGCCCCAAGTGGAGAAATATGTAGGAGGACTAGGACTAGAGAATCTGGAGATTCTAACTATAAAGAAGGTATGAGACCAGATCCATATTCTTGGACAGGATCATGCCCAGATCCAAATTATCAATATATGAAACCGGGGGGAGTACAGGATAAAGATGAAAGATGGTATCCGTGTTGTGAAACTAAAACAAAGGATTCTATAGAGATGATGAAAAATTATTTAAAGACCGGATTTCCTGGCAACGATAGCGAAAGGAATAAATATAACATTGCAGGAAATATAGACAAAGGTTCCGGGATTCTTGTCCCCGATAGTAATTCACCGGGGTCTATAGCTATTGTAAAAATAAATGATAGCTTTCAAAAAGTCAAAATTATTAAGAAATTAAGTAAAAAATCAAACGACTATATGGTTAAGACGATTGATGGTGTTGATATAAAGGTAAATGGAGAAAATTTTCAAAAAGATTCTAGGGTATTCCCAGGTTTAAATTCTTTTAACCGCGAATCTTTATTATCCTGTATATATGAAAATTTAAAAAAATTTAAAATGGTTATAGATGAAAATGGAAAAATATCAAGAAACACTATATCTGAAATGAATGAAAAATTCAATGAGCTTAATAAAGATACATTTTCTAACCTGTTAACAATAGATAATAATACCCAACCATTTACTTACCATAATATAAAATTACTCACCGAAGATGTTTTTACTTTATTAAAAATCGGGGGTAATTCTCATAGGTTTTATCTAGTGTTATCACCTGGGAATAACTTTTATATAAACGATAATATGTATTCATTAGATTCGCAAATATCAAACGATTTTAAAGATACTTTTATACTGGATGGCTATTTAAGTTATAATATTGAACAAGGGAAAAACCAATATGAAATAACAGATATTCTCTATTATAACAGTCCTATTGTAAATGAACCATTTAGAGAACGTTACTCTACTATATATAATATTGGGCCTATGTTATCAACGATAGTAGATGAATTATTGATAATACCAGATGTATATAATAATATTATAGACGGGGCATATAATATATTACAAGAAAACCCATATGATAAATTACTGTTCATTTCAGATAATAAAACCAGATTGAATGTGTTATATGACGGGGATAAAAGTTATATAGACACTGTAATACTTGAAATTATATCAAAAAAGAAGGAAACGATAACATTCGGTTACGACCGTAAAGAACTACCCGAGGATATTGGTTTAGATTTTTTGACGCAATATACATTTAATAAGAGAGAAATACCGTCAGAATTGAAGGTAGGAGATTATTATAATATTAAGATTAATAGAGATAGCAAAGGACTTGTTGTACCTAATAGGAAAATAACAATTCTAGATAAAATAAACACAACAGGGAATATGAAAAATTATTATGAAACAATAAACATATTACTTGTTATTTTTAACCCAATTAACTCGAACTATTTTAATTCCGAATTAGACTGGTTATATAAAGATGGTATTTTAGAATATGACGGGGTGAAATTAGTCCAGACTAATTAATCCTGTAAGAAACACAAATAGTTCATTTATATTTATATCATTCTTTAGTAATTCAATTTCGAATTGCCTAGTCTCTCGGGCCGCTTTGTTTATTATAAAATTTCTATCTATGAATTTCCCCCCGGATATAACAGTAAAATCAAGTCTGAATGCTTTATTTGAATCAGTGTAAGAAATTCTCTGTTTTAGATAAGCTTCTCCGTCTGTGTTGTATTTCTGTACCTTAGTCTCAGTAGACGCCGATATTCTTATATCATGTTCCCATATTTTAGACATCTCAATATCAATATTTTCATGCCTATCTTTAATTATTGATTCGAGAAGTATAAATTTTTGAAAATCATTCGAATATATGTATCTAGTCCTTACCCCGGGTAACTCCTTTGAATATACATCTACAAAATCTTCAACTTCTTTTACTAGTTCATATTTATCTGCGGTTTGAATAATTTTTGTGAATACATCTTCACCGATGTTTGGCTTAAAATTTCCATCTATTTTTCCTAGGCGCATCTCAATCTCTAGGTCTTTTATTTGTCCTATTTTATTAATTTGATTCTGTATTTTATACTTATCGGTTTCATTTAACATTTCCAGTTTATTGGAAGTTGAAATACACCTAAGAAGATTAGTTCTAGTAGAATACTTTAGAACCTTTTCAACATGATCTCTTGTAGAACTCTCTCCCAGATTTAAAAAGTAATACAGGTCATTTATGTCAACCGGGCTATTAAAACTGTTTAACACATTTAAGATAGTTCTAAGGGCATTTGGTCTATCTTTGTCTGGGCGAAGTTCTTTGTATACAAATTCCCCTTGACTATTTATTCTGAATTCTGCTATATCCCCCGTTTTTACGTTCTCAGGTACTTTAACTCTAACCGGTCTGCGCCCCTTTTCATAATTCTGTAGAGAGCCGTTCTTTCCAGAAAAAAGAAGCTCAGATTCTCCATTTGGATTTTTTTTAACCTGTAAGTCAACTGTCTGTTCTGCAATTGGTTTCCATTTATATTGAGACATTCCTGTTTTATTCCATGCTCCAATACTATATAGCGTATCAACAGATGTAAATATAAGACCGTCTAGTTTGAGAACTTGAGCCGTGAAGTTACTAACAGTCTTTTTAAACCTGTAGTTTATATCTTTGTAGAAATTTATTCTATGAGTCTTAAGAAGTTGTTGAAGATACCCTTGACCATTTTGAGAATATAAAATTCGTTCTCCTTTTATATCGTTTAAGAAGTATATTGGTTTAATTTCTACATTAAACCAGTCAACTCCTTTAAATGCCGATGTAAGCATGGGTTCATTATTATTGACAGTTGAAGGAACTATTAATTTATATAGAATGTCATATCTATTGATATATGACCATGGGTATGTTCTTAATCCCCCGGATTCTGGTACAGTCATTGAAGAATCTTGTCCTATGATTTTCTCTTCATCTTTTATATCGATATCATTGGGTCCATATAAAATATCAAAAGCCATAAATGACACACCTTTTACCAGTCTTGGATCCAATTCTTTATGAGATTCACCCTTTTTGTCAAAGAAAACGACTTCGCCGTCTATAAGCATTTCACGACTGTTTATAAGTGGGAGGGTATCCTGTCTAGAATCTCTGACAATGTATATTTCCATATTCCTGTCAATAAAACAGATACGAGAGTTAGAGTCCTGACCCGAACGAACTATATACATTAACATTCGAGTTCCGTCAACTTTCTGAGTTACTACATATTTGCTCTGCCCGTTTGTTTTTTTAGTATTTATTGTAGACATATCTTTTCTCTCTAGGGTTATAGGAAGTCCCCCTATGAACTTTTTCATATCATATTCTGGATTTCTTGCTAGATTATTCTTGATTAACTTCTCGAAACTTTCTTTTACAGATTTGTCTCTATTTAATTCCATGTCTATTAGTTATTATTATGCTATATTTTTTATTTTAATATAGATTATTTTCTGTAATTTCTGAATTTAAATTTTGGAATTTTCATTTTCAAGCGAGGAAATTTAATCTTACGAATAGATTTTAGTTTTATTAAAACTACCAATATAGTCAAAGTTAATATTTCGCGCCAAAAGAAAGGCATATACTCCCATACTCCGCGAGACAATCTTGAATATGTCAACGAACCTGGATATCCCAAAAATACACTTTTATTCCCATCGATATGATTTTCTCTCTTTTCGTATTCCACATTTTCAAACAGTTTGAAATTATCATCTGTTTTTATATTGTATATGTGTCTCAGTTTGTTGAAAGCGCATTGATCATCGCCTCCACATTCTTTAGTCACTTCCGTTGCGGCGTCCAATAATGGTATCAAATCCGCCACCCGACCAATGTACATTCCAGCATTGATATCACCCCCATTGAATACTCTCGAATTAAAGTACATAGCGACCTGTTTTGCAATCCCTTTTGGTAATATCGGGGGCATCAACATTTTATCTTTGGAAAACACTACTCCAGAACCTCCAAACTCCTCTTTGTAAATATTTAGAATTTCGGTTTCATTATGACCATGTGTCATACGCGTGTCGAATGCGTCTATTACAATTACAACATCGTTTAATGAATATTCTCGAATCTTTTTTTTAACGTTTTCCAATTTATCAATATAGTTTATCCATTTTTTCCCCCACCCAATTTTATTTAAGGTTATATCGTTGTTATCCATATCATCTAGTAATTCGTCATATGTCCCTTCTGAATGAGTAACAAATGTCAAAACGTGAAGTTGTGAATTCATAATATTAATATTACAACTTATTATTTTTAAATATAATTTAGAGGTCATCACGAATACCCCTGTAAACGGGATGTCTCGGAACTCCATCTTTGGTCATCTCCATATAACTGAAAGAAACAATAGAACCTATTGGGATGTATTCGGGGGAATTTTCATCTATGTAGTTGTCTCGCTGAGAATCTGTAAACCCGGTTCCTACGTGTGTAATAATACCAGTCCTGACACCGTCCTTTACAATTTCTCCCTTTATCGAACCGAGTAGGCCTTTAAGACGCCCGTCTCCTATTGTGTATTCCAATACTATACACTCTGCGTCCTCCTGTTTCTTATACTTTAGTAAGTACTTACTTCTTTTTGTTTCATATGGAGATCCGGGTGCCCTTAGCATAATACCCTCCGCCCCATTTGATGTCAGTCCATTGTACAACGTATTTAATTGGTCTATGGTATGTATTTTTACCTGAGGAGTAATCTGGATGGGGAAAAAAGTCTTGTTTGGATATTCCAATTTTTCCCATACGACTTCCATGGTCTTAATCACTTCTCTTAGTTTTTCCATTCTCTCTTCAAATGGACCCTTTTCTGATGGAATATCAAACGCTTTAAATTTAACACTCGTCCACATATGATCTATTTCTTCTCGGGTGTAAGTCTTACCCGGTTTAAGTGTTGATAATCTACTAGTCTTTTGAAAATCGCCTCGCCCGATCCATATTTCACCGTCCAGCGCTATTCCAGGGGGGAGAGTCATTTTAAACCATTCTGGAACATATGTGTAAACCTTTGGTTTACCTAGCCCAGAACCCCTTGATATGATTTTCTCTCCATCCCACAGTGCGCGGATACCGTCCCATTTTTCAGATGCCCACCAACCTATAGGCGGCACCGATAAATTTAATTGTTTTGATAATTTGTCTGTTAATTTTATTGTTTCCCCTGTTTTTAGATCATATAAAGTCTGCGCCGACATTATTTTAAGATTATCAACATAAGTCTTTTCATCGCTCTGTGATATCACTTGTATTTCGGGGAAAACTGCAAAGTAATCGGTGTCGTTCATTATATGATATATAATATTTAGTTTTATGTAAGTTTAGGTATCTTATTTTTATGTAAATTAATTATTATTTAGCTTCAAGAACTGCTAGTCTATTTAATATACTAACAATTTGACTATCTAAAGCCAATGTTTTAGCTTTTTCTGCTTCTAGGTCGGCCTGAACGGTTTTGATATTTTCGTCATCGACGAAGGTGGCGTTAATAAACCATGAATCTTTATTAGAGTCTATTTCCTTCATTTTAATCCAGTTTTTAGATGTCACGCACCCCTTTTTCACGAATACCTGACCTAAAAGACCCACGCACGCCCATTCTTTTCGCGCGTCTCTATTTAAATATTCATATGCTGTTTCTACTTTGTATTCTTTATTTATAGCGCGCTTCATTTTTGGAGTTCCATCCTCATTGAATACTAATTTACCATCTTCATCTTCCAACTGTGTATAAGTCGCTCTACCCCATTCATCATTTTCCCAATACCCAGCCCAATTTATACCCGCCGCACCACCTGTCATGGATGAAGTTCCAGATACTACACCGAGTGGTACTTCACCTTGGTCACATGTTTTTATCTTATTAGTATTTTTTACTAAGCTTACACTACACCCTATCCTATCTTCATTGTCAGGATTTCCGTCGTGCCATTCAAAATATTCTGCATAGTCAAGTCCGTAATTCGAGTTTATAATACCTTCCACGGACAGGTTGCCATTATCCGAATTAAACTGGAACCGGCGGTTTGAGTTAGTTGTAGATGAATTATCCCTGATATAAAAGTAATCGTCTACCGAAATATACAACTGACCGTCTGGTCTCATCATAACCCCGTCAGCGTTATACGAAAAAGTTGAATTGTTTGAGCACTCTACTGCGCCTACCTTTACTTTCCCCGATACATTGATACCACTGCTTGTTGTCGCGAATTTCTGGAAGCCATTATAATATAATTTGGTCGCACCATTTTGGAAACAACGTACAGACCATTCATTATCTATATCGTTGTATATACCACACTCAGTTGAGGACGTCGCCAGAAAAACCCATTTACCGTCTATAGAATATCCTCCCAAACCACCGCTACTAGCACCGCCGCCGTATGTTTGTACCGTCCCATAATCACCAGTAACTGGACCAATTCCTTTGGATCCTGAGCCACCTAAATATACTTTACCTGTCAACACATTATTCGCTTTGATTTGTCCATTTATATGAAGTTTTTCAGTCGGAGAAGTTGTCCCGATGCCGACGTCGCCCGAAAAATACCCTGTTGTAGCAGTTAGTGCTCCACCCCCAAAACTTCCCTCTGGACCCTCTGGACCCTCTGGACCCGCTGGACCCGCTGGACCTGCGACTATACTATTACTACCAGCCGGACCCTCTGGACCCTCTGGACCTGCGACTATACTATTACTACCAGCCGGACCCTCTGGACCCGCTGGACCCGCTGGACCTGCGACTAT